TGCGCGTCCATTGAGTAATCAACATCAGTCCCCGTCGTCTGTCTTGTGATGTTTGTGTGTATTACACCATCTGTCGCGTATATCTTTGTGCTACCTGCGTACAACCAGAAATAAGACACGGCAACTTGTATCGGATAACACCAATAAGGGGCAACCGTTGGCGGGTCGTATACAGCGATATGTCCCGGTGCATTCGTTATTGAGCCATCGTTTACGCGTACATTAGCGCCATCAGTCCACGCGTTAAGCGGCAATTCCTGTGGCGGCTGGTCGGCTAATACACCGTATTGACCACAGTTTTTAATACGCTCTATATTCATCGGTGATTATGAATATATCTTGGACATTCTAAAAGTATGCGTACCTTTCGTGCCAGATGAGTACGCAAATCTAGTCCGAGTGTGAGTACCATTTGACGTTATCTGACCAATGGGGATAGTTGCAACACCACTCACCACTGCCGCAGACCAAACCGTACGCCATGATGAATCCACATTAACCTCCAAAAACATCGTTCCATCCATGCTCCCCGATGTTAAAAAGAATGTGCCATAGTTATACATGCCAGCAGGCACAACAACCGTGCTTATATCTGCAAAATTATGGTCATAGTTAGCAAATACAGCGGTCATTTCATTGCTAAAGTTGACCGTCGCAGTTGCTATATCAGTTGTGAAAGTGACGTTACTATTACCGTCAAGATTTTGAGCAGGCGCAGTAACATCACCCGTTATCGTAATGCTTCTAGGTGTTGCCCATGCGGTTGATGTGCCTGAAATATTACCCGTAACATCACCGACAACATTCCCCGTTAAGCTTCCCGTTACAGCGCCGGTTACAGTGCCCGTGAGCGCGCCTATAAAAGCGGTAGAAGACACACTAGTCAAGCCAATAATCGCTTTGCTCGCATCACAGGTGACTGTCTTACTTGCCTCAGCCGTACCTAATGTAGCTATATCGTTGTAGTTTAGCTCTACATGCGTAGCAGTAACCGGAGCGGTAATATTGGCAAAGTCAGTTTTTAGTGCGACCTTGATATTTCTAATATGGTCATCACCCTCAGATTTAGGGTCGTTTGATACAGGGTTAGTCGAAACTAAATCTGTAATATTGCTTACAGTTTCTAAGCCCACGATTACTTACCTCTAGGCTTGCGTACTTTCTTTTTCTTAGGGGGTGTGTTCATAGCTATCATCTCGACAGTTAAGGGGATACTTGGGGACGGTAGGCGATGCTACCGCTTGGATATTTACCATCGTCTTTCATTGCTTCCATTGCTTCGTCGTACATCAAAGCAAAGGTACGTATTAATTTTTCATCATGAATAAAGGCTTTTGCATTTAACAAAGAACCATAAATATAGATGTCCGGTGAATCGTCTAGCAACCAGTTTGTTGAGTTGGTTACTAAAGCTGGAATCTTTTGGTAATAACTAAAGTTAACGGTGTACGTTAAATCAGGGGTTGGTGCGACAATAAAATCACTTCCCTCTATCGTGTAATACTTCGGCTTGCCTGTTTCTGTGCTGCCATGCTTCGCCCAAAACACTTGAGGCGTAACATAATTAAGCTCTCGTTGTGGATTGCCTGTTATATACAGTGTGCGAGCCTCTAGGAAGTCCGTAGGCATCAAAGTGGTCTGAGTTGATACACTTAGCGCACTTGTTGTTTCCATCTGTCTAACGCGTAAATCACGGTTTAAACGAGATTCAAGCATCAATACAAAATCAGGAATGGTCGCGGTAATATCAGCACGGTTTAACCAGCTCTCAATACTGGTCAATAACTCTGTGTAATTTGATAAAGCCATTTATAATTTACCCGGCTTAGTTCTTAAGAACCGGTTCTCAGGATCATTAAGAAACTTCATCAATGCTTTACTGTCTTTCATTAGGTCGCATCCTGTCTTACGATAGTGTGCTTCGATAACGACCATCGGAATACGTGCAACATGATTCATTGTCTCTGACTTGTGCGTTTTAGCATCAACATCAAAGGCGCGTTTATTCGCCTCTAAAATTGGTTCAACATCTTGCACAGTCTCGAAGTACATCTTGTCTTCTGACTCTTCATAATGAAGACGCTCATGGAGAACACCTGCAAACGCATCGACAACTGCCATTAGATAGCGCCAATCTTTTTATAGTGGTCTGCCATCTTTGCCGATAGCATGACCTTCTCACCCGCTAGAACTTTTACGTTCTCAGCCGGAAAGATATTAATGAGTGCGGTATATTCTTTATCCGCTGTTTTTTTCTTAACTGCTTTCTTTTCTGCCATTGTTCTTGTCCCATAAAAAAGGACAGCCCCGAAGGACTGCCCATTAAGTACCGTTATTAACTACGGCTTATGAAGTGGTTAAATCGAACACACCACCGGAAGCTGCTTCTTGACACATCTCTAAAGTACATTCCTCAACAATCTCTTTGCGGAAACTGTCGCCAGTCTTAGCAAGGTCATAAGATTGAGTTGGACGTAACTCAGCTAGTGCGATGTAATCTGGATTTAACACCAGAGCATCACGCGCACCACGTGTAGCGTCATAGAAACGGTTGGGAACAACTTTCAAAGTCTGAAAATCACCCACGTATACATCAATCGATGCTACGAGTTTCTTGTCATCAGTAGTTACGTAACGAGTCGCCGCGCCTGTAGTGAAGTTTGAAACAACACCTTTGTTGAACGAGCCAACACAAAGCATAAGGTTTTCACTGTCACCAGAGTTATCCCATACAGATTGCAATACTGTTTCCAGCAAGGCTTCTGTTAAAGCACGCTGTGTGCCGTCTGTACGAGCTGTACCGCCTGAACTTGCACCATCCGAACCACCTGTGCCCGCTGCGGTATTAGTGGTTAAAAATGGTTGAATAGATGCCATCTCACGAGCAGTCGTATCGTTACCGACAACCTTCGCGTTATTAACACCCATGATTGCGCGTTCCAAGTCACGTTTAATCGCTTTTAAACGACGTGCAACTTGATAGGCCATCTCAGATTTACGACCCGCTTTATCAACCTTCTCCTGCGTACCGGTAATTACGGCGTGCTTCTTGAAGATTTGAGTCTGATTTGAAAGACGTACTGTCGCTGCATTTACAGCAGGTGCGGCATCGTTACCCTCAATATGAGCGTTGTTTGCTGCTGCCTCAAGTATGTCTGTCTGCCACTCATGATTTGTTGCAGTGGCTTTCTTTTTCTTGATTGCCGTAATAACCGGCGTGTCGGTAGGTGATACATCAAAGATAATATCGGATAAGTCTTCACGATTACCAATCGAGTCGTATGAGCTAAATGCTCCTGTTGGCTGTGCCATTGTGCTTTCTCCTAACTGTCATCACGACAGTTAAAGTCTGTTTAGAATCATCTCAGCAGCCGCGTCCTCGCTTCCACCTGTCGCACGCAATTTCTTACGTAGATCAGAGTCGCGGTTAGCTTTTAACTGAGTTTTACTTTGTTTAGAACCGGGTTTTTGCAACTTAGGCAATTTAGATATTTTCTTCACGGCAATATCAGCAGCGTTATTAACTGCGCCACCTTCCATTGCTTGCTTAACCATCATCACAACACGATGGTCATGTATCTGGTTTATCTCTTCGTTAGAAAATCCTGCATTACTTAGATAGTCTTTAATCTTCGCTTTGCCTGCCTTCGCTTTCTCAGTATCTTTCCATTCAGGAATAGCAGTGGTTAATGCCTCTGCCTCCTTCACTAAGTATTCTGATTGAACTTTTTCTGCTTTCTGCTGGCTCTCTTGTTGAATACGTTGTATCTCACCATTGGCTTGATACTTCATTGATTCAACTTGCTGTTGACGCATCTGGAACTCTTGCTGCTTGGCTGACCATTCGGCAGGGTTACTGGAACGGAGTTCGTCCCAATTAACAGACTGATAATCACCGATGAGATTCTGTTCCAGATTAGCCAATAAAGTATTAGCTTCTGTAATGCGAGTCTCTAACTGTGTTCGACTGTCTGTTTGTTCCTGCTCAAATACTCTGCGTTCGTCTGCGAGCGTGCCTGTCTTACGTCGGTAGTCTGATTCTAGCTGGTAGCCTTTTAAAGCCTCTGATAGCGTTATCTCGCTTTCTTCGCCATTAACTTTTACCTTGCCCTTAATGTTCGATAGAAAATCTTCTACCGGCATATCAAGTGCTTCGGCTAGTTCTTCAATGGACTGAAAACTAGGTGCTTCTTCGGCTTCGTCTGCTTCTTCTTCCTCGGACTTATCCGTAGTTTCTTCCGTATCGACTTCAACATCGTATTCTTCTGTTGCTAAATCTTCGGCTTTAACTTCGGTTTCTTCTACTTCTGCAACTTCTTCCTGTTCGGTTTCGGTCGCTTCTGTTTCCTGCGGTGGGTCGATAATGTTTTCAATAGCTAGGGCTGCTGAACGCACATCATCAACTTGTGGCATTTCAACAGCTCCCGTTTCGGGGTTGGCTGTAGTCATAATAAATTCTCTCTAAGAGATTGTGCTGCCATCACGGCAGTATGGGTGCGCCAAGCAGGATTCGATACCTACACGGCTAGCCGGAAGATTTGTACCTACTCATACCTCACGTGCGATACTTTCGTCTGGTTACTACTCCAGTTCCGTTTGCCTACTAATAGCGTCTACCTTTCGCCATTGGCGCATGTTTTACGTATAAAGCCTATACGCAGGCATAAAAAAAGACCGCCTAAGCAGTCTCTTTGTTATTCTTGTTTGCTTTTCTCGGTACGGTATATTTCTTCGTGATTACCGTCACCGTTAAAGTCATCTCCATTTTGCTTTATGAATTTATACAAAACCCAATCATGGTGACTGTCTCTGTCAGTTTTTGCTGCATCGTCAGCAGCTTTTCTACCTTCGTCCTCATCATCGCCAATCCAAAAAACACCGTGACCATAAACACATTCTTTATATAAAAAATACATAATCACATACCTCTACGATTAAACACAGTCTTCTGCTTTAAAGCATGAGTGAGTAGCTTACCTGTCTCAATGTGCGTGGTAATAGCGCCTTTAATATTCTTTAACAATTGCAGCGATAGAACTAATTTAGTCCGGTACTCGTCATCTTTCATCGGGCATGATTCTATTTCTTCAATCAACTTATTACGGGTATCGTCAAAGGCTTCGATGAATAAAGAACTTTCAACTAACTGCTTGGCTAGTTCTGCTCTGATTAGTTTTTGCTCGTTGGTCATAACTGGTAAGGACTCCCGCCCATTCCCATACCACCCACCAAATCAGTACCGTACTGTAATTCTAGTGCTGCACGCTCTCTGGCTTCTTTGGCTATATCAATCTCTGTCTTATCTTGATGCTTAATCATATCTGCTTGAATCTTAGCCTCAGCAATCTTGCCATCTTGACCGAGTTTTAATTCTCTAATCTGTGCGTCCTTCTGTGATAACTGAGCTTGCAATTGAATCATCTGCTGATTAATGTCAGGGCCGGGCTTGGGCATCTTCTCAGCCGTTGTGAAGTATTTATCGACGTTCTTCAAGCCAGTAGACTCAACGCCTAACTTAGCCGCGTTATATGTGTTCTCTGGTGTGACATTCTGTGGGTAAGCTTGCTGTAATTGCTGTATACGTTGTGAGGCTGCGAACTTCTGGTCACGTCCTGCAAAACCAATACCGACGTTAACTGTCATGGCTGTACGTTCGCGCCACTGTCTAGGGTCAATATGTACCCATTCACTTCTTAGCTTCATCCACTTGGAAACACCATATTTCAAGACGTTTTCATGTATCTTGAGCATCATCTTCTTAATGCCGGTTTCCGCCATCAAACGAACAACTAATTCAACACGTTGATTAGCTGCGTCCATCGCTTCAAAGTATGCACCGTTTGTCACCTGTGATAATACGTTCGGGTTCAGGTTTTGATTCGCACCATTAATACCGGTACGACTCGCGACCTGAGATTTAACCAATTCAAGCATGGGGATTAAGTGGTGGACAATCGGGGTTGTGGGTTCTGTTCCTACACCGGCAACCCCATTCTCGGAGCGGATATAACCGTTTGGCGTATTGGATAGCACGTCATCAAGATTAACCCCTTTATCAACAATCGTACGTGGGTTATTAACCTTGTACGCGTTATCTAAGCCCTGTCTGAATAACGCTGTGTGTATCTCTTGTAAGTCCTTAACCAATTCAGCAATAGACATGCCGATGTGCTTGTGTGGCATCAGGATAGATGACATAGCGACAATAGGCACACCGTCAAACTCTTCGTTCTCAAATATCTCATTGCCAATCATCACAATCTTGCGACGTTCTACAATGTCATCACCATCCCAATCAATCAGCACGTAGCATTCATGCGTCCAAAACTTCTTCTCTACGTCTTTGTAGTTCTCACTACGGTAATAGTCCTGCTCATCCTGATAGAAACGACGGTTAACCCGTTCCTCGTTATAAACACCCTCGTCATTATCAGTCGATACGCTTTCTAATTGTTTCTTGTCGTACCCTGCACTAAGCAAGTCAGACATGGTGCGTTCTACCCGGTGACATACAAACTCACAATCATCTAAATCTAAAGTAGCGTGATCGCGAGCAATAATAATCTCTTCTTCTGGACAAGGGATAACCTCACACCTTCCTTTATCTTGAGTCCGTTTGAACTTCACATCGTAGACAATCTGAGGTTGCAGCATGTCACCCATCATCATGCGCTCATCAGCTTCGGTCGCTTCAAGCTCAGGATCTTCCATCAACTCAGCTAATTCTTGAGCCGTTAGATTCTCATAAGTCTCAGTCGTAACCTTCTCACTGTCATCCCACGATACTTTGACGTATGCAGTCGGGTTCAATAGTGTTGACTTGACCCATGTGTAAAGAACCTGAAATCCTTCATTATCTTTATCAAAGATATGATTAACAGCCTCAGTCTCTAATTCCGCTGCGTCTTCATCTGCTGCACTACTAGCATCAAACTCAACTGTAGCCGCACCAGCAGCCAGTACACGCATGATAGATGGCATTGCCCACTCGACAGTCTCTAAGACTTCACGGGTTACGACAGAGCTTTGTCCTTCCTGCTCATATCCGTACAACTCACCACTGTAGCGGTCAAGATTATCCTGCCGTGTTATGGATAATTCGTTGTAACTTGAGCCAATACCCTGCTGGATACGGCTGCGAATCATCGCTTTTAAGGCAAGTTCATCGCCTGCTAGTTTAGCCATGAGAGTTTCTTACCCGCCCGTGACACAATTGACTAAGCTATTGTTTTTCATTTAGTTCTTCCAGTTTAGTTTTGGCTTAAATCCAATCAAATAAAACTGGATACGCCATGCGCGTAAATAAATATAAAGACCGCTTGTTACTTGCTTCCAACTCATATGGATATTTACCGGCATTCCGCCTTCGTTAATTGAAAACGCATTAAATTTAAAATATGTTATGCCTTTCATTACACTACCCATGCTGATTTGTGTTTTTGTGGCGCATTCCACGCTGTATTGTCTTCATTAAAGTCTGATTGTGCGAACGTCATGAAAGCATCAGCACCATTACTAGCCCAATCGTGGTGGGGTAAGTGCTGATAAACGTCATCGTCTTCGCGGTATTTGTATCGGTAGTTACATAGCGCCTCGTAGCCTTTCTCACAGCGCTTTGCTCTAGTTTGCATGTCATCATCTATAATTCCTTTGATGTACCCGTCACACTCTTCCAGAGGCGTGTCACCATCGTCTGCACTATGAAACCAGCAGTTAGCAAATATCTCTCTGGCTAATTCAATAGCCGTGTTCTTATGGGCTATTCGGGGAACAATTACGATAGGTTTAATGCCACCATCTTCAAACTGTTGCTTGATATTCCGCTTCATGCCTAGTCGGTCATGGTCAGCGTCGTGTGGCAGATAGTGTGTTGAATACAGGTAATCCATATCCAGTATGAATTTGGTGTAATACTCGACCTCTTCCAGTCTGCCTTGGAAGTAATCAATGAATCTATATTCCAGGCCAACCCGCTGCATGAACCAGATAGCTGTCTCATCGTTCTTACCTAAATCCATGAAGGTCATCACTGAGCTGTTCTTCTGGATAGGAACAAAGGTTAATCGATTGTCTTTGTGTACCTGTGTGACCTGCTTGCCAAAGATAGCGCCTTCTGCCAGCTTCTTGAGTTCGCCTTCCCATATGTGGAGATACTTTTCATAGTCTCTCTCACGCATCGTTTCCATCTGTGTTTTAAGCACTTGAGGAAAGTACGGGTTGTTATCGTGGTTAACCTGCATCACCCATGAATCAGGCGGGGCTTTATCAATCACAAAATGCTTATGCAGATGGTCAAACTTAAACCGAGTGTTATAGGTTATCCATATCTCTGAACCTGCTTGCCTGATAGTCGGGTCAATGATATCCCAACTACCCTCAGTCAGATTGTGTCCTTCCTCAATCCAGCATATATCAATGGATTCAGTCGATTTAATCTCGTCTGTATTATGTTTTACACCCAAGAATATAAACTCAGTACCGTTAAGGCCGAGTATCTTGTCGTTGGTGATGGTGTAGAACTTCTTTAATCCGAGCATCTCTATCTGAATAGATAAAAGCTTGTGCACCGACTGTTTAATAGATTTCTGTAGCTCTCGCGTACAGAGTATTCGTATGTTCTTCTCTAGTCCTCTGATTAATAGCTTTCTAGCTACCGTCCAACTCTTTGCGCTTCCCCTGCCACCCCACATAACCTTGTATCTATGCGGTTCATCAAGCGGTTTGAATATCTTAGGGAACTTAACCTCATTCATGTACTATCTTGACTTGGAATAATGGAGCGCTATTACCATCCTCGTCTATAATCTCTAATGCTTTTAGCCCCGGAAGATACTTATCTATTAATTTAAGCTTTGTATTTATTGCTACTTCAAACCTTTTGAGCATATGAGGTTCAATCTCATTAGATTCATCCATGATTTTACTAAGCATATCAATGATGTGTTGCTCATGACCCTGTGCGGCTAACTGCTCTCTCAATGCCTCTTGTCTAATGCGCCTATTTTTGTTTTTCGCTGTGGCTGTATCTCTGCTCATTACCAGCTCCGTTAATGGTTGGCTGTGTGTTTTTAAATATCTTGTTCCAGTTGTCGTTTAGCTTCTTATCCGATACCTGGGATTTACGTTGTGTTGATCCCTTGCTCATCAGTGATACTTCGCTAGATTATTAGGCTGGATTGCTTTTCTAAATCGCTCTTTGTTCTTCTTTTCTTCTGCATCTTTCTTGCCCGATTCTATTAGCTTTGTTCGGCTTACTTCTGTTAGGAGGGTGTTTTTAAGCATAAAATGCTATCTCTTCTTCGGTTAGCTCTTTACTGTAAACAAAATGTTTTATATCTTGTTCGGCATATTCGCGGACTGAGTTGTAGCTTCTGACATATACATCGTGCGTATTGTTAGCCCATGATTTAACAATTACGCCAATCTGGTCATCATCTACTACAACCACGTTACCGAATTGGAATATCATATCTCTACCTCTGAATTACATAGATCACGCAAAGGTTTGGTAATTCGCCTAAGTCTGATGATTAATGCGGTTGTTTTATCCTTATCGCCCTCTCTTTCTGCTTGGGCAATCTGGGATACTAAGGTTCTCACGTTGTATGTCTTGGCAATCATGTGAGTCCTATTTGAATTATTACGCTGCCATTGATAAGGGAGGGAATGTGCAGCGACCTACCGGAGTAGGGTTTGTCGGGTAACTTCTCTTAATCTCATTACAAGATAGATTGACCACCTCTTTTCAGCTATGAAAATCATTCTTA